GATGCTGAGAAGATGCTGGCTCTTCATCAGACCGGGCAGAGGGAGTTTGAGCAGAAATACAGCCACAAGAAGTTTATGCAGATTTTCGGGAAAAACTATCTGGATACAGAGGAAACTTAATGGATCTTATGACAGAAGCCAGGAGCATAGAAAGCAAGCCGGACGGCGAACCGGTGGAGCGGATTGGACGCTATCAGAATGGGAACCGGATCTATATATTCTATCGGGGAAATGCAGGAAATATCTGGTACCTGATGGGCGAAAAGGAAGTTTCGGAATATGAATCCATTTTTGGAGAAAGGAAAAGAAAAAGACGATGAACCGAGTAATACTGATGGGACGCCTTACACGGGATCCGGAAGTGAGATGGTCGAGAGGAGAAAGGGCGATAGCAATCGCAAGGTACACTCTGGCGGTAGACCGAAGGAGCCGCAGGAATCAGGACGGAAATTCTGAACAGACTGCCGATTTTATCAACTGCGTGGCATTTGACCGTGCTGGGGAATTTGCAGAGAAGCATTTCAGACAGGGGCAGAGGATCCTGATATCCGGACGGATCCAAACCGGAAGCTATGTCAACAAGGATGGACAGAAGGTATATACAACAGAGGTCATAGTAGACGAGCAGGAGTTTGCGGACAGCAGAGGCCATTCTGCACCAGCTGAAAGACCGGCACAGGGAACCGATACCGGGGACGGTTTTATGAGCATCCCTGAGGGGATAGAGGATGAGGGGCTGCCATTTACTTAAAGGAGAAGGAATGAAAAATGGAGATGCAATAAACGTCAATAAACGATACAGGATAACCTGCCCGTATTGCGGAAAGATTCAGTATGCGTGTTTATCAATTGCTCACACATGGGGGATTGCTGATGGAGGCAGAGGGATATGTTTAGAATGTAAAAAGGTTATGACACTGGTGTTTGACTATGAAGCTGAGGCAATGACGGCTAAAGCGAAGGAGACTTAAGGACTTTTGGAGGCGTGAAATGGTAACAGATCTAAGCAGATTTAAAGTGATACATGGAGAAAAGGTACTGAATGCTGTAGCGCTTGTGGATGTAAGAATGAAGAGAGATGAGCCGCTTGATTATGAAAATAGGAAAACAGTTATAAAGCCAGAGTGGATTGATGTGTTAGCAATCAACGAGGATGGAAACATTGTTTCGATTGCAGATGAAGCGTGGACATTTCAGTTTATTCCTATTGTTGAAAAAATGAAATATTAGACTTTGGAGGTGTGAGATGAACGGGAAAGGTTTACCGCAAACGATTTTTGTTGGTGATCTTACTGTCACGCAGGCAACAAATTGCCATGTCAGTATATGCAAGGATGGGCGGAGAGTCTTCCATGCACCAGTTGATAGGCCACTGGATTTTGATGAGCTGATGGAATGCGTGAAGATGTATAAGGTGATGGCATCGATAGCCCCAGAGCCATATCAGAGCCGTCCTGAAAATTATATAAAGTTAAGACCAAGGGGAGTCGGTGAAAGGGGAGGATACTTCTGTATGCCATTAAAGAAGAATGTACCAGAAGGGCATCCGAACTGGAAAATGGTACGTTGCCCGGAATGTGGGGCTGAATGCTGGAGACTGCCGCAAGCAGATCTGGCAGAGGCACAGGGAGTGGCAGGGCTGTGCACTATGTGTGCATTTAGAAAAGGAATGGAAAATTAAGGTTTAGTGAGGTTTTGTATGACAACTGAACAAAAAAATGTTGCTATAACCGCAATATAATTGCAGAAGCATATCAATGTTCTCTGGAGGATGCAGAACTAATTAAATATTTAAGAATTTTTATATCTCAGAATATAGATGAGATTGAAGAACTGATTAAAACCGATGAAGAAGTGAAAGTGTCTGATTTTATTTATGAGCATATAGTTGAGTTAAAGCGTATTTTTCATATATGTTCATGATTGAACTGACATTAATTAAAAAGTGTGTATCTATACACGGAAAGGGGCAGAGGGATGGCAAGACCAAAGAAAGAAACCGATCAGAAGTACATCCGGCAGAATATAAGCATGGACCCGGAGCAGCTCAAACGGGTAATCGCCTTCTGCCAGAAGGAGGACAGGGCGATTAGCTGGGTGATCCGGCAGGCCCTGGACAAGTATCTTGACGATAATGTTGCGTAAGATTACATAACGTTACACAACGATACTGAGATATAGCGCAGGAGGAAAGAGGGGATACAGTGTGGGGATTATAAAATCAGAAGCCCAGAGACGAGTGAACCGACAGCAACGTGCCAGAGCAGTGGCAGCCAGTGATATGGATGCGATCCAAGGGCCGAAGCTGGAAGTCTGGTCTGCATGGATGCCAGCATATGCGTATACGTTGCTGTGCCCGGACGAGAGATACAGGAGGGGATCATCATGAGACATTGTTA